CCAATAATAAGTTTCATACCGTATTCTGCAAGATGTTGTCTCACAAATTTTACGAACTGACGATTGCTCTGAGCCATAGGGCCTCCTTCAGTCAGAATTATTTAGGGAATTGCTTGACAGTCAAGATATAAAGTGTATATTATAGCAACTTCTTATAAGAAAGGAAAGTTTATGGAAATTACTACTGTTGACCGTCCGACCAAGATTCAGAGAGTGTTTGATTTTATGCGTAGTGGTGCTTCTTTGACCGCTGGCGAGGCCCGCAAGCGTTTCCGCGTCACTAACATGCGCGCAACAATGCATGACCTCCGTGAGGCTTTTGATCGTTTTGACATGAACTACACCGTAGTTCGTGAGACAAAGAATGGTCGTTCGTACTACCGTGTAGTCCGTAATCGCTCTCGTTAAATTTTAGTAAAGTTTGTAGCAACAAAAGCTCCCAAAAGGAGCTTTTGTTGTATTTGTGTATAAATATAGTGTGAGATATTCATATGCCTAAAAAAGCCTGTTGCTGTAAGCCAGTTCCTACATCATTCTGCTGCAATCCTACTTTTTATAAAGATTTTATAACATTATACGGCGCTTCTATGAATGAACATGCCGAAGTGAGTCCAGATGATTGGATTGCTTTATATGTACCCAGACCAGGAGCACCGAGAAGCAGAACACGAAGATGGTTTGTTCCTAACGCTGGTGGTGGTAGTTGTCAATGTTGTTGTAATTGCCCTGGGAGGACAGAAACTACTAATAATGGTAATCCTATGACTGGCGGACTCAACGAAGGATCTGGTTTAGCTGATAATACTTTTAGATCATCTAGTGTAAAAACAACAGAAACATTTTCTTTAAAAAATAATTTAATTAATACTATTAAAAATAGTTTTTTTGGTTCCAGATCTGATGGCGCCCAACAAATTAAATTAACTAAAAATTTACCAACAACAGATGCTGATCCCAATCAACCGGGATTAAATTTACCACTTGATCAACCTGCTAATAGAGTATGGAATGATGACAGACCACCGTGCAACTCAAGTGCTGCCCAATGGTTGTCTGGCAATCGTGATTTGTCGCACCCAGAACATCAACGTTGTAGAAAATCATGTTGTACTGGAGATTTTTATTCAGTATGGTCGGAAGCATCGCAACCAATTATATTTGCATACAAGTATTCTGGTTGTAATTTAATATGGTATCCTAGAGAATATTCATTTGACCATGATCCATATATTAATCAATGTAATGGATTTTTGGGAATGACTCGTATGATTGATGAAAATGGCAATCAAACAAATAATTTTGAAAATGTTCAAAACTCTTGTCAAAACTGGTCATATCAGAAACCTTATGCAGGAGCAGCATTTGATACTGGAGTATATCAATGTTATCAGGATGGTCGTTTACAACTTGATAGATCAACAAATCCAGTATTTCCTTGTGCATGCACGCCATTTCCGCATATACATGGTGGACCAAGAGATTCGGTATTTAACAGAGTTAATGTAAGAATAACTTCATATCAGTTGGGTTATGTTTCCTACATGCCGCCATTTTCTCCTCCAATGTTATCAATCGATGAAGCTGGTTGCTGTTGGTGTGCTTCTTGTGGAGTAAGAGGTCTTGATTGGGAATTAATGCGAAAAGGAAGATCTGCACAATTTAGATCTTCCTATCCTTTATTTGATCAACAAGGAAAAGTACCAACACAAACTACTACAGTTGGTGTTGGAATAAATTGCCATTTTCACCCTGGACAGCCTCAGGCCGGATTTACGATTGCACGCAATCCCAATTATAAAAGATCATGCTATGAATGGGGAATATCTCCATATCTTTTAAGAATTGCTAAAACCGACCATAAAATGGCATATAGCATATGGCGTTATGGTCGAAACGCATCATATAGACAAGACTTTGGTCCTGTTTATAAAGGTGTAGAGGTATCAATTAATAGACAACAAAAAGACATAACAGTAAGATTTAAAAAAGTATCTGGTTTAAGTTGTTCTTTAAAAGAACAATATGTTGGGTTTATACAATTAGAACATCATTTTGAATGTTATGCTTATCGTTCTGATGATGCAAGCCAGACTATTGAAATGTCGTCAATGATGAATAATTGCAATTATCAAGTTATACCTTTTGAAAGAGGCTATCCGGGTAAATTTGTAAATCGATCATCAGGAAAAACATATTGGGAACCATGGAAATACACTTCAATACAGTGGCAAGTTAAGCGAGGCGTGCCCAGAAGAGTAATGTACCAAGGATCAGGAATTCCTTTATTCCATTTTGATTTAATCACTATGGAAAATTTATCTCGTGATAATAATATTCAAGGACCAGATGGTAATTTTGATGGAATAAAATTTTTAGAACATTATTACAGATATTTTTTTGCTATGAGATATTTTACTGATGGGGGGTGTGAAGAAGATTACCAACCACCTGGGCCACCCGAATGGAATTTTAGCCATCTATTAGGTTCATATGATTATGTAAACCAATGGCTTCAATTAATGATTGTGCATGGTGTATTAAGAATAAAAGATCATGCAATAGATATTTCATCGGATGTAAATAAAATAATACAAGCCGGAAGATACATTATAAACAATGAAGGAAAAGAAGAATTAGTAATTGCTGATAAAATAGCATTACTTACTGGGGGTCTGAGCGGATATATTGATTTAATAAATTTCTTTGATGTTCGTGCAGGAACTCAAAATGCAACAACTCCAAAAATTATAAAACAAAAATTATTAAATACAGAAGGTTTGGGCGATTATGATGCTTCATCTGGTGTTAAAGAACAAATGCGTTGTTTCTTACCAAGAAAGGCAACATTACCACTGGGTTCAACTAAAGGTGGTTTAACAGCATGGGGTTGTTCACAGTCAATTGCATCATTCACTAATAACGAAGAAATAATATGTCCTCCGTATACAAATGATGCAAAAATGGTTCCTCCACCATTAATGGATACAAATCCAGATAGTCCGTATAGTATTTTAAACCCAATAAAAGTAGTTTGTGGTCTTGGTGGAACGTTTGTTATTGATAATTCTGGAAAAATAACAGTTTTTGGTGGTATTCCTGCAGGAGGTGATGCTGGTTGTACAGATAATCCTAATATTGCAATACAATATCCATCGCAAATAGCATGTATTCCATGGTATTTGAGTTTAGCAGGTTTATTTGATTTAAGTACTAATCCACCAACCCCACAAAGTCCTGAAAAAATTCCAGACGGAACTGTCATAGATATTGCATTTAAAGGAGATGATTGCGCCGTAGCATTATGTGATTTTGGATATGGTGCGTTGTCAGGTCTTGTATATGATCTTAATGCACCGGAAGCCAATCAAGCATATGAAGATGACGTTGATGATTATTCTAAAGAATATGCCAAAACAAACTGTAATGGTGAAAATTCAAGTTATGGTATAAGAGCAGCTGCACTTTTATATCAACCATTTGAGATTGTTCAATCTAATGCTGGTTCCGCTTATGGTCCCAGAGCAGCAAAAGAAAAAAGACCATCTAATGCGTATAGACTTAAAGCTTGGGGAAGCAGAGCCAAGTTTGCAACTTTTTCTCTTGCAAAAGAAGATGCATGTAGTCTTTATGGAGAAACATACCAGTGCAGTTTTTACCCAGGATTAGGACATGATGCGGTTATAAATCCAAATAATTTAAGATATCCCGGTACAAATGCTTGGTTTATTTGGACAAAAGTTGCTGCAGGATTAAAACATTATGTTGCTTTAGATGATTTTGGTGGTGTATTTGCTACGCCATTGAGCGACAATGAACATGGGCAGTGTGAAAAAGGTTTTCCAATTTCCTATGAAGAATCTGCTAATTACGGATATAAAGGATTTGGAATAAGTGGTCATCCTAGTGATGACAATTTAGGGTTCTTTTATTTTAATCATATTCCGCGACCCGGTTATATTAAAGAAGAAGAATGGACTAAAGATTTTTATGCATCGGTAACAAAACCGGATTTCACGGAAATTACTTATCGTAAATATATTTGTGCATGTCGATATGGAGTTTCTACTACACAATGCCACCCAACCCTTCCAGGTGGTGGTCCAGGTGGTGGCGGTGGTACTGACCCAAATAGTTGTGGAAACCAGGCTGTATTAGTAGGAGATAATTGTGTGGTACCACAACCACCAGTGTATGACCAAACATGCAATTTACTTGGAACATTAGTTGCATATTCTACTACACCTACACCAGAAGATGGAATCACTGCATATCTTGCTACAAATGATTTAGGAGTTAGTCAACCAAGATATACTGATGTTGCTGCAGGTCATTTTAATACTTTGTTATTAACAAATGAAAATAAATTAGAAATATATGGAAAATATTGGCAAATTGATCAAAATGGAAATATCAATGGTCCACAGATTCCAGTCGGAAGTGGCCCAGATGGAGAAACAACTACGGTCTTGCAAGGAATTACGGCATTTATTCCTTCAGAAGTAGAAGCATTAAAAGGAACATGGAATGTAACATATGCTTGTACTATACATTGTGATGGCGTTACACATTCTCCCATAATAAATGCATCTTACAATGCCCCTGCTACTGGTAATGTTATTACTGCAATAGATAGCTCTTCTGACTATAGTATGTGTGTTGCAAATAATAATAGAGTATATGTATGGGGCGATGCTACCATGGTTCCAACTAAATACGACCCAGAAACATATGTGCCCGGAATGACTGCAAGTGTTCAATTTAATCTTGGAAATTTTGATCCAAGTTTAGTAACTATTGATAAAATAGCTGCAGGAGTCAATGCATTTTATGTTTATTATAGATTAAAAATTCCTGGAACTGAATTATCTTCTAGCAGATTGTATAGCTATACTAGATATGGCGTAGAAAATTTTGGAACCGAAGTTCCAACAAATATACAAAATAATCAAATAATTGATATATCAGCTGGTTATGCCCATGCTGTTGCAATAGTATCTGCTGGTTTAAATGCTAAAAATTGGGATTACAAATCATTTGCTCCCGATACACAAAAATATCAATACAAAAATTGGGAGTCTATACCAGCATATTTTAAAAGAGATGCATTCTTTCATGCAATTCCTGGAGGGTGGGATTTTTCAAAATGGTTATATGGTGATATTTGTTGTTCAAAAATAATAGATGCAGATCACCCAGCAATTCAACAAGATACTTGTTCTGCTTTGGCGTACAACATTTATAAAAGTGATCCCGATACAGGAAAACCTGAATTTAATGGAAATTTATCGTATAGCGGAAATCCTCATTATTTTTGGATGCGCGCTGACTGGCGTAGAGTAACAAAACAAGCATTTTCTCCAAATTTTGGAGCACAAGGAGAAGGTGGTGAAGCCACTATTTGTGACCAAGTAGATATGGGTATGCAAATTGATAATCTTAATGCAGATAACAGTCCAGGTGGTTTATTTTCTACATGCGGATTATCATATTTATCAGTTTGGGGTGATAGTCGCCCAATGATTAGTAAAATTCAAACTTTACGAGAACCAATATTTCCACCTTGTTTTGTACCTGGACCATGTTTTGGTCATGATGCTGAGCCCATCTATACTAAAGGTGTCATACCGGAAGATTCAGGGAATGCATTATCATATAATGTAGATATTCCTCCAACAGTCTCATACAGGATGAGTAAAGATATATTTCAAAAACGATTAGACCGATATGGTCTTAGTAACTGGGGACATGGTGAAGCAGCTCCATGCCCAGAACATAAAATTAGAACTGTTTCTTATTTTAAATATTGTGAACGTCATTACTATCTTGGTTATGATAGAGATTTGGACACTTGGGAAATATATACAAATCCAGATTTCTTGCATGAATCTACTACAAATGGTCTTGCATATAAAATTGACGAAAATGGACAAGGAATAACATATATTATTCCAAATTCTGAAAATGGTTTTGGTGGGGCATCTGGAAGCCCCGGTTTGTGTGGTTATTTTAGTCTTTACAATTATCCAATGACTGGTCCAAGTTATCCAGTAGAAAAATATCAATATATACCAATTAATTTTCCTGTTAATCTGAGTATTCTTACAAATATATTGTATGCTAAATGTCAGGAAGAAGATCCAGAAAATAGTTGTTATGCGTGTTTGAATAATGATTCCCTTAATGTTGAATCTGCAGTGAATCGTTTTGCAGGATCAGCATCATTTGTTTGGGTACCGGCATGTCGTGGCAGGGCTAGAAATGAAGGTGATGATATATATCGAATGTTTGCCCCATATTTTTATAAATCTTTCTACAGAGAATTTTTAGCAGGAAAAGAATTATTAAAAGGTACAGATAACCATATTGGATTGACTTTACCACCTGAAATAGATCCAACTTACACACGATATTCTTTTATAGATGCTCTTAAAAATCCAACCTATACTGAAATAGAAAAACCATGGCTATTTCCTGGTTCAAAGAAATGGATACCATTGTGTTGGGAAGCACAAAATCAAGTAGATTTATGTGGTATAACAACTACAGACAGTGCGATATGCTTTGCTGGTGTAGAAGAAGATTTGGAAGCAAATGAAATAAAGTATAACTGTATTACTGGTGTTTGTGGTAATATAGATATTGTTTTTTATAGCAATCCAGTTTTCTGTAATCTTCTTAAATGTTGCGCTCCAGCAGGTGACTGATAAATATATTGGAGAAACTATGGCAAATTTACATGATATGCATTTTGGTTTTAATACCAGTACTGTAGGAAATCATACCAATCCTTTTAAAGTGTATTTGGATGATTCTGGCAATATTATTGATAAAGGTAAATTGGAATATGGTGTTTATAATAAAATTATAAAAATACAATTTCAAAAATTTTTATTAATACAAAAACATAAATTAAAATTAGGAGATATAATTGATTTCTTTACAAGAAAACTTTATATTAAAAATTTAATCATGTATATTACTAATGGAAATTGTGGTTGTGAACAAAGAAGAATTAAATTTAATAAGTTTTATATTCCATGGTATACTTTAAAGATTAGAGAATTGTATTTTCAAGATCAAGAAGTAATTAATTATGTTAAAAATGTAAAAAAATCAAAAGGTAAACTTCCTTCCTTTACTTCTAATGATAAAAAAATAAATGTTCCTTCATTTAATGAACTGCCAGAACAAATGCGTACTAATATTGTTGAAAGAAAAAAACAAACTCCACTAGATCCAGCGCAAATTAAAAAATCATGTGGATGTTCTAAAAAAAATACTTGATTGTGTAAATTAATAGTGTATAATAAAAATAGGAGATTAATATGAATTTAGGGTTATTTAAATTTAAATATGGTGAAGAAATTATTGCAGAATATATGGAATCAGGAAATTCGTATATTGTAAAAAATACAGCAGCACTTATGCCAGCAGAAGAATTTCAATGGCATTTGGTTACCTGGATGCCATATACTAATATTAAAAATGGATTTTCTCTTCCAAAATCCGAAGTCTGGTTTGTAACAGAGTTAAGTGATGATATGAAAGAATATTATTACAACTGGAAAAAAGCTTTGGAAAGTGGTCTAAAGCAAGTTCTTCTTCCAGACGAAGATCCAGTATTTTAATAAAAACTGTAACCTCTAAATATTTTTAAATGTTTAGAGGAAATTACAAAAAAACAAATATTGATGGCACTCCCGTAGGTTATATCTACGGGGATGTCATTTTATATGAAGGTAAATTATATAAAGCAATATTTTCAACATATGAATCCCCTTTTCAAAATTCTGAAACGTGGGAATATATTGGAAATGGATCTTTATTTTCTTCTCAGACACCACCAATTAATCCAGTTGTAGGCCAGCAATGGGAAAAAAATGGTATTGTGTATACCTATTATTATGATGGAAATAATTATAGCTGGGTGCAGTTTTAAATAACTATTTGCAAAACCATTTCGGTTTCTCTTTTAAACTTTAAAAATATGGTTGCTGGAGATGCTGCAGATTTCAAATATATGAATGATGCACCATCAAATCCCATAACACCATTTAAAAAGTAAGAATCAGTTAATGGTACCGAGCAAGCAGAATTTATATACGGTTCAACCGATGCACCATAAAGTGAAGAATCTGACAAATCCAATTTTAATGTAGGATTTGATAATCTTGTTTGCGAAATATATGAACTATAGTTTGTTTGCACACCATCTACAATAAGAACATTTGTATTAGTTTGTACTGGTTGTCCATCTATTAAAACTTCTGATGTTACAGTAGTTACTGTAGTTCCTATTTTTACAAATGAATAATAGTTTATTGAAAGAGACAATCCATCCCAAGAATAAGGATTGTATATATTTTCAAAATTAGATGTTCTATGCGAAGCATACCAATCATAATAGTTTGTTGTATCTGCTATTGATCTGCAATATCTTTGATATAAATTTTGATTATTTAAAATCTTTAAAATAGTTCCATTAGAATTTAAAATTTTTAATAATCCATTAACATTTTTATTTTGTGATAATGTAACAAGATCTGGTACACCACGCATGTAAACATTAACTGTTACCGGAGCAAAATATAAGTTTTCATTCGTTACGGTAGATTGATTATTTAAATATACAATTTCACTTCCATTATTTAATTTTAATGGTGAATTAATTTTATATCTAAGAGAATTTGATGTAGATCCTACGACTTCTAGATATTCTTCATATCCATAATCATTTCCATATATTCCTAAAAATTCAATATTATATGGATCTGTTTTATTTACTTTAGATATAAAATATTGTGCAGTTATACCTTTGATTGCAGTATAATTTAAAGGCCCAGAAAAGTTATTGTTTGCATAAACACCATCAACCAAAGATGTCGAATATGTAACTCCAGTAGCATTTACGTATTGATTAAAAGTTCCAGTAATTCCACTGAGTGTATATGTACCAGCAAAACTTAATTGTTGACCAGTACTTTCAACATAATATGTTCCACCAGATACAGCAAAAGTGTTCCCTACAGTCAAAGAACCAAAAAATCTTTTTGTAAATTTTAAATCAGAACTATTTGAAGATGCTGAATAGTCAATAAAAAAACTATTACCATTTTTATAAATTGTTGGAGAGCTTTCCAACAAACCTTTTGTAAAACAAGGGTCTGCACTATTTCCGACAAATTCGGAAACATATGCATTAGTTGACTTTACTAAAGTTAAAAATGTATTTGTATTTGGCATATTATGAGGCGAAATAACTCAATGTCTGTGTTCCACTCTTTGACATGGCATATATCATATTGAGATTAGAAACATTGAGGAATACATTTTCTCCTGGTTCTAATTGATATCCATAGCTGGAACCCAATAAAGTTCCACCAAGATAAATTAAATCGGTGTTTGTTCCAAGTGCTTTTAGATTGACTCCGGCAGCACAAGTAAATCCAGATCCAAGCACAGTAGAAGCTGTCGTCAAAGACAATACGGTTGATCTTACCGATGTTGGTCTAACTAAACCAAATACAGCTAGAGCATTATAGATGGCATCTAGTGTACCACCCATAACTCCCATTCTGGAGTATATGTTTGTCATTCCATTAATAATATTTGTATCGTTAATGCCAACAGTATTTCCTACAGTTACATTGACTGCAGTTGCTCCAGAAAGCCCCACTACAGTTACCGTAGAAGGAATTGTTGCATTAATGGTTGCGCCAATAACATTTACATTTAAAGCACCATTGGAATAACTTAAAGATTTTCCAGCTTGATCTACTAGACTGGCGTAAATATATGTGATTCCATTTGGACCCCATACTGATACAGAATCATTCGTTTTAGATAAGTAACGACCGCCTGTAACTTCTACCTGTGATCCAGTAAAAGTTTTTACATATACAGGTGAACCCGTAATACCAGAGGCAAGAACAGTACCAGTTATAGTCAATGGAGTACCACTGGCAATGCCCTGAACACTCATAGGACCGCTAAAACCAGTTATATTGGCACTTAAAGTGGCTCCAACGGAAACAGGGAATGGGTTGCTGGATGAAACAAGTGTTACGGACCCAGTGACGCCGTATCCTAGTTTAAAAATTTGAAAATTGGTAGTTATACCAGAAAGTTGAGCAAGATCAGTTGCAACAGAAGCAGTTGTTCCACCAGTTTCGATGATAATGTTTGGCATATGGTCCTCTAAATAGATCTAGGAATATTTAGGTCAAATTAATTATTGAAATTAAATATAATGGTGGTAGACTGTATTATGTACATAGACGAATCAGCAAAAGAAAAGTTTTCTAATAAAGTAATAGAACGAGCTAAATCTACAAAATTATCTTTTATGGATTGTGTTTTAGAACTTTCAGAAGAAATGGGATTGGATCCATCAGCAGCTGGTAAATTGTTAAGCAAACCAATTGTTGAAAAAATTCAAGCAGAAGCTCAAGATTTGCATTTTATGAAAAAATCAAAAACTAGAAAACTCCCAGTTGACTAAACTGGGATTGGTTGTATTATAGGTGTAACACTAGGCCGAGGTAGAACCTCGGGGAAAGAAGATACTATGGCAAATTTTTCAGATTTTAAGAAGAAAAGTAAGAACTCGGTCGCATCTCTAACTGAACGGCTTGACAAGCTTTCATCCAAGGAAAGTTATAAGGATGACCGTATTTGGAAGCCGGGGATTGATAAGTCTGGTAACGGTTATGCCGTTATCCGATTCCTTCCCGAAATTGAAGGAGAAGATGCTCCTTTCGTAGCAGTCTATAGTCACGCATTTAAGGGTAAGGGTGGCTGGCTGTTTGAAAACTGCCCAACGACTCTCGGAGAAAAGTGCCCAATTTGCCAGTCTAATACAGAACTGTGGAATAGTGGTATTGAGGATGATAAGAATATTGCACGCAATCGTAAGCGCAAGTTGACTTATATCTCTAATATTCTTGTTATTGAAGATCCAGCAAACCCAGAGAACAAAGGAAAGAACTTTCTTTATCAGTATGGCACAAAGATCTTCCAAAAGATCCAGAGCCTAGCTCACCCGGAGTATCAGGATGAGGTCGCAGTTGACCCATTCAACTTCTGGACTGGTGCAGACTTCAAGATCAAGATTCGTAATGTCGGAGGTTACGTTAACTATGATCGTTCAGAATTTGCATCTCCTGCCCCACTTCTTGGTGGGGATGACAAGAAGCTAGAGGAACTTTGGAAAAAGCAATATTCTCTTAAGGAGTTTACCGACAAGAGCCAGTTTAAGAGTTATACTGAACTGAGTGAAAGACTCAAGAAGGCAACCGGAGACGATATCCGTGCACAGTTTGTAGAAAAAAGCATTGAGGATGATGTTATTGAAAATCCTATTGCTAGCGAAGACATTGAGGAAAAGGATCCTCTAAAGTACTTCTCCGAAATGGAGAATGATTAAGAAAAAGGCCCCTAACGGGGCCTTTTTCATTTCCAGTCAGGATGTTGAGTCATCCTATTTTTTCTGTTTTCAAATATTAAATTTTCTGCTGGTATGGTAATTTTTTCTTCATAGTTGTCTTTTGCTATTAATCTACTATCAGGATTGCGCATTTCACCTGCTAATGATTCAAGATCTAGACGAACTTTATCTAAATTTTTATCAACTTGATTGGCTTTATTTAATGCATCTTCTGGTTTAATTTTTACTGAAACTTTTATATCATTTAATGCCGATGCACGTGCTTCAGAATAAGGTTGAATTTTTTCTGCTGTTGGTTTTAATATAACGGATTCTGGTAAAGCTATTGAAGGTTGAAAATTGTTATAAGTTGATTTTGGTAGATTAGGAACTGCAGATGGATTTGTATAAAAAGATTGTGGAAGAGGAGCATCATTTTGTATATTATTAGGTATACTACGCGGTAATGCGGCAACTTCATTAAATTCAAATGAACGTTGATCTGGTAACGGTATGTCTTGTATGGGATTAATTAAAGAACTGGGTTGTACTTCATTTGTCTGTATTGCAGTATTTAACCTTGTCATATCCGCAGATATATCAAGTTTAAAACCAGAATCATTTTGCAGAGAGTTTTCCATTAAAACATTGGTCCTTGTTGCATACTATTTGTTTTTATTCTTTCTTCTTCATTATAATCACTTAATAGTTTTGTATAGATTTCTCTTTCCCAAAAATACATTTCTTCTAATTCTTTTAATCTCCAGGAAAAATTATTTATTAAGGTAAAATTTGTTTGATAATAATCATACAAATCAAAAAACTTTACCGATAAGTAAAAAAATTTAAAATCCCAGAGACCTCCTTTATTTCATTATTAAATTCTATTTCGGCATACAGTTCTGGTTGAGATTTCATAAATTCTTCAGTTTTCAATACAAACGATAAAGGAAGATTATCAATTGTTTCTTTTAATTCCTGTGGAACAAACTTATTAACATCATATATTTCATTTTTTACAATTAGTTTTTTGATGCATGATTTTAAAATATCTTCTTTATTTAAAGTTTCTAAATTCAATAAATCTTTAATTCTTGGTGTTTCCAATACCACTTTTAAATTTGGTCCAACAATAATTTCTTGTGATTGAATATTATTTTTGGTTTTTAATTCATTAATATTAAATTGTTTTTTTGTATCGTTAAAAATAAGTGTAATATATTCCTCTATACTTTTTCCACGTACTTGTAAAAACAAATATTCGGCATCAGCAATGCATAAGTCATGAATAACCACATCTTTTGTGCAATTTTTTAATACAGAAACCATAGCAATCAAAGCTAATTTTTTATTGTCTTCTTGCAATACGATTGCAATATTTTTAGCATCTTTTACTTTAAATGGAGTAAATTGTACTTTTTGTTTACTAAAAGGTAATTCGGTTGTGTAAGTTGGTAGATAATCGTTTATTAATTCAAACATATTTAAAATCCCTATAATTCATTAATACTTGCATAATAGAATACTCATTATTCTTCATCATTGTAAATTCCATTGGTTGTGTTTCCAATGGATAAACTTCATAAAATCTTATTTTAGTATTGACATTTCCATTAGGATCTAAAATGTCAACAATCATATTTGTATTTTTTACTAAATCGTCATAATAACCTATAGTAAAATTACCACCTTGTCTATAGCCGCTATACAGGGTATCAAACCATTTATTAAATAGCTTTAATATATGGTTATCATTTGTTACTGGAAATGCCATAAATACGCCACCTACAAATTTTTGACTTCTGGGAACAGCTCTACCAGAACCAAAGCCAGTTAAGTTGTCTGCCACGGCATCTAAAGCTCTTGCACCAATAGTAACATTCAAAGCTTGAATATCTGTAGGGCCACCTAAACCAATTCCTCTGGGAAGATTTTCAAAATATACTTGGTATCGATTGCTTCGCTGCAATCCACCATGCCGCGAAAAGTAATCTTTAATATTGGTTATTGAATTATTTGGCATTGGAAAAAAGTTCTTTTTCTGTTAATATTTTAAATTCCATATTGTTTTTTTCACAATATGACTTGGCAGCATTCCATTTGGCAGTGTTGATTATCCAAGTATATGTTTCTTTTTTAGAAGCATTTTCTTTTAGATATGTTTGTTTTTTTGGTTTTATTTCAACCATCCAAATTTCTTTGTTATTGTTTGTTTTAAACTCTATTAAAAAATCAGGATAATAATTGTGAATCTTTTTATCTATTGGACTCATATATGGGATTGCTATTTCTTCTGATGACCATTTTGTTATTTGATCATTTTCATCTAAAAATTTGCAAACATGTCTTTCCCATAATGAACGGCATGTAATAGAAGAAACATCACCTATATATTTTTTAGGATTTTTTGGTAAATATTTGGTTCTGTACGCCATTAAAAATATTTATGAAAATTATAAATATTGATATATGGCCTTTCTTCAATATCCTTTAGGTTCTTATGCCCGAGACCAAGTTGGTTGGATCAGTTTTTATGTTGCTCCCTATTCATTACTTAGTAGGCAAAGAAGACCAGCTGACATTAGAGGGTTTCCCGCTCAAGTTATAAGACTTCCTATGCCAAAAGATCCAGGTTATCAGGTAGCACACGAATTTGGTGTATCTAATGACAATCCTATAGCACCTGTAATGACTGCAGCTGGATTAAGAAATAGTGGAGGTTTGGGTAATCTTGCTTCGCGTCTACTGCAACCAGCATTTTTCTATTATGAAAAAACATTTGCAACTTCTACTTATCGCAGATTTAGCAATGTAACAGAACTTACCATGACTTCAGAAGGAAGAAAACAATATTTTTTCCAATATATAATGGTTCCAAAAAATGCTAATGAAGCTAACCAAATTGACCAAATTGTTGGAACATTTTATAAATGTTCTTATCCACAAGTTGCATCCAATTTGCCCGAAAGATCTTATCCTCAAAATTTGTGGGCATTTAGTATGGAAGGATTGGATGGTCAAGAAATATCTGGTGACTTTTTAGGAAGACCTCTAACAATGGTATTGAAAACAGTAATTGTAAAAAGAAATGATGAAATTGATCCTATAATGAGATTTACTCCATCTGGACATTCAAATTTAACTATGCTGGGTTTAGTTTTTCAAGAGTTTGAAACTGGAACGTATGATCCAAATGAACCAAATGGAGGTCAGATACTTTCCAAGTCCGAAATCGCTGCTAAGTATTTGAGGTAACAAATGAAATATTTTTCAACACTACCCACTAAAACTTTTTCAAGCTCAATAGGTAATTTTACTATTTGTGATTTTTTTAGTCATTACGAAATAAATACCCCATTGGCTCAAACTCAAAAAGTGGTAATAGATGACCACACAACATTAGTTGAATTTTCTCAAAACATTTACCAAGATAATAATTCAATATGGTTATTTTTGTTGGCCAATAATTACATTGATCCGTTTGATTTGGCCGCTTACAGCGTATCTTTATATTTGGCTAATAATAAAAATAAACTATCGACAAGTTTATCGTCAGATCCTGAAGGATTGGTTCCTCCCATTTCAGTTGCAGGTGCAGCATCAATTATAACTGAATATATTGGCTCAACATCTGGTAAAAAGTGGGAATATAGTTCTGTTGGTAATTTCAGTTTAACTGGAGGATTTGCTCTTGTTGAGTCTAGTGATTATTATACAGGTAAATCTGTAGTAAAAAAACCAAAAGTAAATGATTTTATTACGGCGACTTCTTATGATGAGCTTTCTGTTATAAATAAACCAATTTCAGGATCTTCATATTCTGTGTTGACAGATGGATCAGTAGATGCGTTTGGAACCGTAAACAAAGTTCCTGTTACAGAAGCTGTAGCTGTACAAGCTATTCCAGATGCAGGATCTATTATTTTAGCTGGTGATTCTGATTATGCTACAGCAGGTTTTGCGACACCACCTCCTCCCGCTACCAATACAGGAGCTGGAGTAACATTAACTAATTTGCAATATGTTACAGGACAGAATGAAAATATTAAAGTTTTTGTACCCGGAAAATTGAGCGGTATTTTAAGTAATTTAATATCATTTAAATAAGTGTGAGACATGCCAAATACTGATTCAAAATTCAATCCAAGTTATTCTACTATCAAAGATATTATCTTATTAGATAAATCTGGAAAACAAATATTAGATATAACAAAAACAAATATTCAATGTCAATTTGAAAGAGTTGAATTTGTTGAAAATATTACAGATGTTTTTCCTTCTGGTGCGCTTATTGTTAGAGATTTAATTGACATTGCTTCATTTTTAGAAGTAAATTCTATAAGTCAAATACAATTTGATTATGCAAGTGGTGCTAAAACAGTTTTTGATATAACCTCTAATGCCTATATTACAAACGCGGCTTCTGCAACAGAACAAAATTATGTAAGCATATATTTTAGTAATGTGTTTTACAAATATTCACAATCACATTCTTTAAATTCTGACTTATTAGCTTTAGATAAAAACTGGGCAATTCCTCAAGTATATAAAATATCTGAATTTATTGAATATGTTTATTTAAATATAATAAAACCATTACAAAAATTAGATCTTTTAGCAACATCACCAATAATTGATAAAACAAATAATTATCTTTTATACAAAACTTTAAATCCAAAAGAATATAGAATTGAAAGTCCAACAGATAACATAATTCAATATCTAAATTATTTGGCTAGTGCAGCAGCACCGTCTGCCGAAGATACACCACCATCAGAATCTGGTCCTAGATTTATGTTCTGGACTGATTTTAATAATAGTATTAATTTTAAATATTTTCCAATTGATATTCAAATTGATAAATCTTTTTCTAAAATTGATGAAAATTATTTAAGATTTGCTGTTTATAACAATGAAGATCCAGTTCAAAAACTGGCAGATGGAAAACAATATAGAAAAATTAATCATTTCAGAACAGATCCAAATAACCAATACGTATCTAAGAATTACCATTATGTAAGAAAAATTCCTAAAGTTTATGATATATGTACTTTGTCCAATCCTGGAAACTCATATTATGCAGATGTTTTAAGTTATCAGTTCCAAGATGAAGGACAAAAGTATAATATAGAAGTTATAAATTCTAAAGGATTGACGGGAGCTACTGCTGGATCTGATGAAATAATTTGTGAAGACCATTGGGGATACTATAATGAATTGGAACCCGTTAGTGATGGCCAAGTTTTAACATTGCTTGGGCAAGATTTTGGCAATCAAAAGAAATTTGCAAATTTAAATTTTATGGGAAATAGTGGCTATTTCCAATATGTGGACAATCCAGATATGTGGAAAAACATGTTTGATATGACTGAAGTACATCCACATTATCCAGATGATGTTAATCTTCCACCAGAAGGTATACCTGGAAACGCAACCCATTTACAAGATATTCTTTTAATACGTCACAAAAACTTTTTAGCAAGTATTGGCAATTCTGGGGATTCTGATAGATTAGAATTAAGTAGAAAAATTGAAAAACAAAATTTTATCATGTATGTACTATGTTGCATGGGCAAAGAAACTGAACCATTTTTTGCTTTATTAACTCAGTATGAACTTGATAATACGGTAGGCAATACTGGATCGGGTGATCCCACAGCAACTTCTACTTATAAACCTTATCGATATAATTGGGTAAAATTAAATTTTAATAGTACTTATGGTAACAGCGGTCCTGCTGCAAAAGGAAATACGGCAAATGGAAATTGTGGTGCAACGTATTACATACATCAATTAGAAAAATGGGACCTAGATACTGTTTGGAAAGGTAATACATCTCAAGATGAAACCTGGGCTATCAATGTAAATGAAAGACCACTGGGTTTAACTATAAACCAGCAAACTTATTTACCTCCTGGTTGGGTTAATCCTATAGCCTCTTCTGGTTTTAAATGGAGACCTGTTGGCGCCAAACAAGCTACATTTGATGCAACTAAAGGCGATATAAGTCATATAGTTAAAATGGATATGATTCCTTATGCTGATTTGTTGATGGATAGTAGAAATTTAGTTGGCAATAGTTATGTTGGTAAATACTTATATTATTTTTCTGTTGAAAATGTTGTTGATGGACTATGCTGAGGATTAAAAATGGATAGTGGACAAATAAAAACATGGGGTACGAATAATTCCAAATCGGCATTATTTCCTTTTAACTCTAAAGATTCATATGCATGTGCAAATGCGGCCATAACAAAAGGATTGACATCAAGTCCTTCTTCTTTAGAAAATTGTTTTGATAGATTTCCCTTTATAAAAAAAACTGCAGAAGCTCTTGGTGTAACCTTAGGAAGTCTGTGGTCAGGACCATACGGAGCATCTGGTGGTGGGGCTCCAGGTGCAACTTATCTTCTTGATGTTTATTTTGACAAACCCTCTGATGAATGTATAGAAGTAGCTACATCACCAAAATTAGGAAAAGATTGGTTGGGTTGTTTGTGGGGTTCTCCCGGTGCACCATTTAGTTGTATTTGTCCAGAATATGGTCCAAAATTTGATGCATATTTAAAATTAAGACAAAATGTTGCCACATTTTGGTATACAAATAGTTCAACTCCAGTAAAAAGACAAGAATTTTTAGATGCTTTGCAGTTTGGTCCTAAACTAGAAATTGTAACCGCTGGTGATTTTAAATATCAATTAGGTACTGTTGCGTTCATAAATGTCAATGGAATATCTAAAAATCCAAATAAACAGACATTTTCTACTATAAATGGATATTATTGGATTGTTGGAATTAAACATGTTATCACAAATAGCGGAACCCATGAAACCAGATTGATGCTTTCTCAGATGGCAGTAGACAGCCCTTATTAATCTTCATAAATATTATGAATGGTTAAAACTAAAGATTTCAATATTTTGTTACAAAAAGTTTCTACAAGTGCTAATTTAAAAGATTTTGGCATGGTTAGTGACTATAACATGTACGTTCAACAAATTGAAAATGTATGTAGAACTCAAAAAGGAGAGCATTTAAATCATAGATTTGGATGTAACTTATTTGATTATTTATTTGATAGACAAGCAAATCGTCATATCATTGAAACAGTTTTGGCTTCATCAATACAATCAAATATTTCAACATTAACAGAAGTAAAAGCATCTATGGTTTATTCGGATGATACGTTAATGCGATTTAATATTAATTTTTACATCCGCGATGGTTTAAAAACTCAAAGCGCCTTTTGCACAATAGAGGTTAATCTTTAATGACATATGATATTAAAAATTTAAATGTAGCATCTTTAGACTTTGATGATATTCTTTTATCCCTCTCAACATTTTTTCAAGAACAACCTGAATTAAATGATATTAATTTTAATGATGAGGGAACTGCAGCTAATATGCTTTTGCAAATTTTGGCTACAGCCACAGCATATAATGGTGTTTATGCACAGTTTGGATACACTAATTCATGGCCTGTGACAGCAAACATGGTAGAAGGTGTATTGGCAGCAGCATCATTAAGCTCTATATTGATACCTTATACCCAATCGGCTTCTTGTTCTGCAACACTTTCTACAACTTATACGGGTGGTGCATTAAGGTATACTACATTTAATGGACAGGGCTCCAATGGAGCTTTGATATATTTTTATAATATAGATCCAATTCCAGGAGATGGTGTTGGATATGCTACAAATCTTTATGCTGGATCTGGTACAGCCATATATACAAATTATGATTATACAACTCAATCTTGTATAATACCCAAAGAAGTTGATCCAAGAACTATTTCTTTTTATACTGAAAATGTTTCTGCAACTGGTGTCAAAACATATTGGAGCAGAGTAGACAAAGGAAATAATACAGCATCTTCAAATCAAAACATATTTACTGTAACGCATTCATCAGATGGAAATTATTTAGTTACTAATAATTTGCCAAATGCAGCCACTATATCCACTTCTAAAAGAGTAAGTATTCAGGCCGTCATTTCAAATGGTACAGTAGGCAATGGTGCTTCAATCTCACCTCCTTCATATGTTATTCAAACCGTTTCAACAACACCTTCTGGTGGTTATAATTCATTGAGTTTAAATCAAGCAAAATCTAAATTTACCTTTAATGCAAATAGTTTTCAGCGTTGTGTAACTTTAGAAGATTTTAAAAATGCAATTGCTGCATCTGGAATATCAGGTACAGAAGACAAATCTCTAATTACTGTTTCAAACGGTACTGTACCGGGAACTGTAAATGTTTATGTAAGTGGTCTTTCTGTGAGTGGGCAAAACACATTAACACAATATCTTTCTACAAAAACAATGGCTGGAACTACCGTAATTTATAGTTTATGATTTTATTATTAAACCATCTTCCAGTATCGTTAGCCGGCAAAATTGAAAAACTTGTTCAATTGGCCAAAGAGAAATATGGCTCTGAGTTTTATAATGTTCAAGGAAATTATTGGAAAGGAGATCAATTAACCATAGATTCTTTGTTTCCTTCTTGGATAATTAAAGAAGCAGTTAATAGCCCATCAACGGTCAATATAACAGTTCTTATTAAAAATTATCTTAGATGGTTGTTAAGTATTGAATATGGTTATGGTGCTCAATTAGAATGGAATACAATAAGATCACCCTTATTGATGAATTCTATATTTTTAGAAGCACTTGCGGATTATTATTTCTCTGGTTGTGATTTTAGTGGTGATTTAGCTCCCATATTACCAAATATTAGAAAGTTTGCAATAAAAGCAGATACACATTATTTTGATAAAAAAGGTACACCGGAAGCCATTAAATGGGTTTTAACATCATTGTTTGGTATGGATTATAATACAACGTTAGTTCAAACCAGTTCTCCTGGGTTTATACGAATAACTGGAAATGTACCTCAAGCATATAAATCATTTTTAGAATATTATGTTATTCCAGCCGGAATAAATATAACATATGTGAGTGTCTAATATGTTTAAAAAAATTATGATGTTTGCGGCATCAATTGCCTCACGCGGTTTTAATAATAATGTAGTTGATGTACCAACAAAACAATTAAGAGTTTTGTCTTGTTATGGTGATAACATACAAGTTGGGCAATGCCCATATTTAAAAAAGAGCAGTCATTCTGACTATTTTTATTGTTCTGGATGTGGATGTGGTGATAAAAAACAAACATGGTTGTTACAAGGTGATGGAGAATATGCAAAACTGGATTATCCCGTATTGAATTGTCCCATGAAAATGCCTGGTTTTACCAATTATGATCCAAATTTTTATAATGATACCATAAAAGCACATAAGACTATGGTAGAAGATTATGATCCTGAAAAACTTCAATATATTCAGGTTACAATAAATCGTAATCAAGAAAATGAAAAAATATTTGATGAATATAACAAACTGTTTAAGAATTCATAAATATTTTTATAATGAGCACAAGTATAACCACTCGCCAAGAGTTTATAGACTACACTTTCCGTTCTTTGGGTGCCCCAGTAATCCAAATAAACATTGATCCACAGCAAGCTGAAGATCGTCTAGATGAAGCTTTGGATTATATGCAGGATCGTCATTTTGATTTTAATCAAAGAGCTCTGTTTGTAAAAGAAATAACATCGGATGATATAAATAAACAATATTTTGATGTATCTACATTTGGTAGTGCTATTGGCGCACAATTAAAAACAAAAAGTGATGGTTCTACTGCTTATTGGCCACTTGCATCAGATATAGTTACTGTTAACAAAGCATATCCAACAGGAAATGCAGTTGGTGATTATATATTTGATTTAAGATATCAATTAACTTTATTTGACTTCTTTGGTTTATATATGAACCAAACAGGGTTTTCAACAGGACCTATGGGGTCTTATATTGAAGGTATGAGTTATTTGCAACTTGTCAATGATGTATTCAATTACCCATCTGCCTTTACTTATAGCAAAACTACTACCAGACTTTTCTTAGAAACAGATTATACAAAATTATCTGCAAGCCAATTTTTATTAATTGAAGCATATGTTCGTATAGATCCAGAATTATATCCATTAGTTTGGAATGATCGTATATTTAAAAGATATTATTCGGCATTATTAAAAAAACAATGGGCACAAAATTTAATGAAATTTTCTGGTGTTCCGTTGCCCGGTGGAGCACAATTAAATGCTGGTGCAATAATGCAAGATGCTGTTCGTGAACTTGCAGAAATTGATACTTCATTGCTAAAGACAATGGAACTCCCCGTAGATCCCTTTATAGGATAAAATGGCAACAAACCCATACATTAACACAACTAATTTTGGACCAGAACAAACTCTGGTCGAAGGTATAACCATAGAAGTTATTCAGGCTATGGGTCAAGATTGTGTATATGTTCCAAGAAAATATTTGAATATTGATAAAGTTTTTGGAGAAGACCCAGGATCATCATTTGAAAAAACATATACAATAGAAATGTATATTCATGATTATAAAGGATTTCAAGGAACGGATGTAATAACTCAATTTGGTTTGGAAATTAAAGATAAGATATCTTTAATATTTGCTAGAAAAAGATTTAAACAACAGGTTACTGATATTGATCCCACCATTATAAGACCAAGAGAAGGAGATTTAATTTATTTTCCTCTGTCAAAATCTTTATTTGAAATAAACTTTGTAGAACATGAAAATCCATTTTACCCCCTTGGAAAATTGTATTCCTATTTTATAACTGCTGAATTGTTCACATATAGCTATGAAAAAATGGATACTTATAATCCTGCGATAAATAAAGTAATGGATGATACTAGAGGACTTTGCGGATCCACAATTATTCCATTGAATAATGGAATAGGAACCACAGCCGGCATAAATGATGTTCTTGAATCCGAAGCCATGGGCTACACATTTGATGCTAATGATCCTTTTGCTGCCTGCGATTCTTAAAGGAAATATAAATGTTTGGACAATTTTATAATAAAAATTTAAGAAAGCTGGTAGTAGGGTTTGGCTCACTATTCAACAATATAATCATCGAACATGCAAATCCCGATGGTGGCGATCCATTGCAAATTCGTGTACCAATAACATATGCCCCACAGGAAAAATTTATTCGTCGTTTGTTGGAGCCATCTTCTATAACAGATACGACCAGAATTGAAACTCAACTTCCAAAGTTGAGCTATATCATAACATCTATAGCTCCCGATCCAACTAGAAGAAGAAATAAATTTTCAGATGCAAATTCATTAAATCAAGTAAATGGTGTTTGCCAGGCAACGGGAAAAACTATATTTCAAGAAGTTCCTGTAAATGTTAATTTATCTTTATACATCTATACCAGACATATAGATGATACTTTACAGATAGTGGAACAAATAATTCCATATTTTAATCCAGAACATTTTATCCAACTTGATATGAATGAAGTTCACAGTGGAGTAAATATTCCTATTATTATGACAGGAAATAGTATTAGTGAAAGATATGATGGTGACTTAAGTACACGTAGAATTAATATTTCATCCATAAACTTTACCGCTAAATCTTTTATATTTGGTAAAGTCTTTGGAACAACAAATATTAATTCTACAAATGTTGTTAATGAAATTGATTTTGGTTTAGATTAATATGAATATCAATAAAAATTTGGCTAACTTTTTTAATGTTCCTACTCCACCGGATAAGGAAAATAAATCCCTATCGGGCGGTACTTTTGATGTAAATAATTTTCAAAAAGATTATGAACAAGTACAAACCAATTTAAAAGAATTAATAGGAAGTGGTAATGTAGCTCTTGAAAGTGCTTTAAAGGTAGCAACAGAATCAGATTCTCCACGAGCATTTGAAGTAGTTGCAATACTTTTAAAAACTATGGCAGACTTGAATAACAATATGTTAGATGTGCACAAAAAAGCCAAAGACACAACATCTTCAAAAACAGAAATAAAACAAACAAACAATTCTGTATTTGTTGGATCAACCAAAGATCTGCAAAATTTATTAAATAAAGAACGAAGTACTGAAAAAAATGTGATTGAGGCAGAGGTAGTAAAGAATGAGCCTAAACAATAATCAACAAGGTTATAGAAATAATTCAAAATTAAAACCACCGGGCGTACAGCTTCAATATACCGAAGAACAGTTACGCGAATATGTAAAGTGTGCAAACGATCCGGTTTATTTTTGTAGTAAATATGTTAAAGTAAAAACACTTGATAAAGGTGTCATGCCTTTTGAGTTGTATGATTACCAACAAAAATTTGTAAAAACAATTCATGAAAATCGTTTTACCATTTCTAAGTGGCCTCGCCAATCTGGTAAATCTACATCAGTAATCGGTTATATTACACATTATGTTACTTTCAATCAATCCGTCAGCTGTGCAATTCTCGCCAACAAACTAAAGACTGCAAAAGATGAATTGTTTGCAAAATTGCAATTAGCATATGAAAACTTACCACACTTTCTACAACAAGGTGTTGTAGAATGGAATAAGACCAGCTTTAAACTAGAAAATGGGTCTAGAGTCGTATGTGATGCAACTTCGTCTTCTGCTATCCGTGGTGGCTCTTATAATTTACTTCTACTAGACGAGTATGCCTTCTTGCCCTCACATATTGCAGAAGAATTCTATTCATCCACCTATCCAACTATCTCGGCTGGTCTGACCACAAAACTTATTATTGTTTCTACTCCAAATGGAATGAATCATTTTCATAAACTTTGGGTAGATGCAAATCGTCCAGAAGGCCATAAACTAAAAAATAAGTTTGTTCCTATTGATGTAAGTTGGAGACAAGTTCCAATTACTCCCGGTGGTCCGCGAAGAGATGATGTATGGGCAGCAGAACAAATTGCCAATACCAGCGAAGAACAGTTTCAACAAGAATATGGTTGCAGCTTCTTAGGATCAGCAAATACTTTAATTTCATCGACCAAATTAAATGTACTTGCCCCAGAAGAATTCATAAGTGAAGACGCAGATGGACTAAGACTATTTGTAGAACCTGATCCAGATAAAACATACTTCTTGCAGGCTGACGTATCACGTGGGCAGGGATCAGACTATTCTGCATTTACTGTGGTTGAAGGAACTGAAGCTCCATATAAAATTGTGGCCACATATCGAAATAATACAATCAGTCCTTTTAATTTTCCACAGATTATTAAAAAAGTTGGAGAAAAATACAACAATGCTTATGTTCTTGTAGAAACCAATGACATTGGTGGCCAAGTATCAAATATTTTATACCAAGATTTAAATTATGAAAATTTACTCATGACCAGAATCAATGGAAGAAAAGGTCAAGTACTTTCACAGGGCTTTGCCCAAGGTAAAAGTGAAATGGGTTTGCGAACCACAGCTCAAACCAAAAAACTTGGATGTGCCATATTAAAACGTCTTGTGGAAGAAGATAAAATACTTTTAAATGACGAAAGAATCATCCAAGAGTTAATGTCATTTGTTTCCAAATCAAATACCTATAAAGCCGAAGATGGCCAACATGATGATTTAGTAATGACTTTGGTATTTTTTGCTTGGCTGACCAGACAGGAATATTATTCGGATTTAATAGAAACTTCTAAATTAAATTATGAAAATGCTCAAAAACCAGAAGATGACAATGTTTTGTTTATGGTAAATGACAAAGATGATGATGAAGAATTTTCGGATGGGAGCGTTGTTTGGTATCCTGTATAAAAAAATCTAAATAATTAAGATAAAAAAGGTTCAAAATGCCCAATCCATCTCTAAGTTCCTTTACAAATAGCAACCAGTATCAAACTGAAACCGCACTCAATCCTCTTATTGCTGGTATTATTGCCGGTTCTACGTTCAATCAACCAGCTTTTAGCGGCCAAAATGGTGCTGCAGAAAAGGATCCAGGTGGACTTTTTGGATGGTTAGTATACTCCAGAGCAACAAAATATTCACCCGCTCGCGGAACCACCGCAGACACATACATTGCTTATACCAATCCCAATGATCTTGTATCCGATCTTAACCAATTGGGTGGTATTACATACTGCTTAGTTTCTGATACAACCCAAGGTGGTACTTACGGAATATTTAAAAATGGTGGTGCAGGATACCTTAGTTCTTTGACTCCCGGCACAGATTTCCTCTATGCCGTCAATTATCTGGCATACGGTGGTATTCTTGTAGTTGCTGGTACTACTGGTGGATTAAACAAATATGAAACTGACAACAATACCACTTTGGATGTATTCTTTGGTAGCACAGCAAGTTCTGGAGCAGTTACATGGTTATTGAATAAACCATATACAACTGCCATATTCCCATCTGTCGCAGACAGTACTGGAACAGTTGGATCTGGATATTCTATGGCACCTTATGCTACTTTATTACCCGGAGCCCCAGTAAGTGCTGGATCAACTTTTGCGAGTAGAATGTTTAATGTATGTGGATTGAAAAATGTAACAGATTTAGGAACAGATTCTGTTGCAGCAAACACAAAAATTACATATACAATATCTGCTGTATCAGATGTAGCTGGCGCATTTAATAGAACAAAAGATAGAAATGAACTGTATCTAAGCGTTGCTGGATTGAGTCGTTCTACTGTTCTTAATGGATCCATTTCAAATTCTATTAAATGGGATGATATTACAACCAAAAACACTTTAAGAACAAATAGAGTAAATTTCTTTGTCACCTATACACCCCCGTTCTTGGGCCAAGATTTAGTTGGTGCTACTGCGGGAACTTCAACAACAATCTTAATAGATGAAAGAATTGGACCTGCCAGATTAAAGATGGCAGTCACAAATGATGTAACAAACATTACATTGAAATATTTGTATCTAGTAAACAACGCAACAACAAGAAGTAATTTGAGCTCAGAAATTTCTGTATATCTTGAAAAATATGCAGCATATCTTGACAATACAAAAACTCAAATTATCTGTGACTCTACAAATAATATTGACAATGCACAAGCATTGAATGTAACTGTAATACTAAAACCAATATTGAGTACCGAATCACTATCTGTAACCGTAAATCTAGTTGCTTAATAACATATGCCATCACCATCAAAAAATAGTATAACAAATTTTAAACAAGGTTTCAATGGTGGAACCAGGGCTAATCGTTTTGAAGCTCGCATAGTTGATGGCTGGCCTGGAATGGCTCCAGATGCAAACGATACAACATTTAAAATAGTTGCTGCACAACTTCCAATGGCACAGTTAAATACTATTACTATTCCATATAGAGGAAGACCTGTTAATTATGCTGGAGATAGACAATATTCTCCGTGGCCAATTACAGTATATGACGACAGCAATAAAAATAATTTATGGAGAGCATTTAATAGGTGGAAAGAACTATTAGATGGACATAAAACTCACAAAAGCCAAGACTATACTTATGCAACTTTGCAAAAAACATGGCGAATCAAACAATATGATAATAATGGAAACAGTATTCGGGAAATTCAATTGCAAAAATGTTGGCCATCTGTAGTAAGTCAAATAGATTTAAACATGGGTTCCACTGATTTGGTTTCATTTACAGTGCAATTAGTCTTTGATAAGCTTAATTTTATCAAAGGAATATAATAATGACAATCACTGATTTTAAAACAAATTTTCAAGGTGGTTCACGCGCAAACAGATTTTACATTGAAGGAGATATTCCAACATTTTCTTCGGTAGCTGGTTCTGTAACTTCTAAAGCAGCATTTACTAAATTTCATGTAAGATCTACTATGATTCCTCAATTATCAAGTAAGACTCTTTCTTATGATTATTTTGGAAGAAAATATCATTATCCTGGTGAAAAAGATTACGGAACATGGTCTTTTACTGTATTAGATGACAATACATCAATAGAAGGCGATTTGTGGAAAAAATTTCATCAATGGCAAGATGCTATTAATAACCACGATAATAATAAATCTTTTCAGGCAACTGGAGTAGCTGGCACTGCCACTGCAGATAGTGCCAAATATAAAGCAATAAATTGGAGAATTAACCATTTACATCTTGATGGCGAATCTCAAAATTCTTTAAAAACTTTTATCATGCATGGGTGCTGGCCAACTGCAATCCAACCAATAAGCTTTAATATGGCCAATCCAAATTCGTTAAATAGCTTTGTGGTTATAATGGTTTATGATTACATTGAACTTCTTGACAGTTCTGGTACATATATAACCAAACAAAATTAAATTTATATTAGGAAAACACAATGGAGATAGAACTTTTTGGATTTGAATTTGGTAAAAAAAAGGAAGATAAGTCGGCTAGAGTTGATAAAGCCATTCAATCCTTTACCGCTCCAGAAATCTTTGATGGTACAGTAACTGTCGAAGCAGGCGGTTTCTTTGGAACCGCTTTGGATTATGCTGCCAATCTTCGTGATGAAAATGCTTCTGTAATACAATACAGAAACATGTCAATGTATCCAGAAGTTGATAATGCAATTGATGAGATTATAAATGCGTCAATTGTTCCCGGTTTAGATAGAAAAGTAGTAAAATTAGATCTTAAAGATCTTCCCATTTCTGAACCAATCAAGTTTAAAATACACAAAGAATTTGATAAAATTCTTCATCTATTGGATTTTAATGGAAAAAGTTATGAAATTTTTAGACGCTGGTACATAGATTCAAAAATATTTTATAACTTAACAATTGACAAAGATCTTCCAAATGAAGGCATAAAAGAAATTCTTCCAATTGATCCTTTAAAGGTTAAAAAGGTTCGTAAAGTTAATAAAGAAATGTCCAGCATAAATGGACAAAGTGTATCTACTATCAAAGATATTGAAGAGTATTATCTTTACACCAATACTGATAAAGAATCATATATGATGACTGGCCCTGGTGGGCTTCATCTTTCTTTAGATAGCGTAGTATACGTACCATCTGGTGTAGTTGATTTGAATACCAAAAGAGTAATTGGTTATCTTCATAAAGCAATCAGACCACTAAACATGTTGAGACAACTAGAAGATGCTCTTCTAGTTTACCGCATTGCCCGTGCACCCGAACGTAGAGTATTCTATGTTGACGTTGGCCAGCTGCCAAAACAAAAGGCAGAACAATACATGCGCGATATGATGAGCCGATTCAGAAATCGTGTCATTTATAATCAAGCAACTGGTGAAATTCGTGATGATAGACATCATCTTTCCGTTCTAGAAGATTACTGGTTACCACGTAGAGAAGGTTCTCGTGGAACTGAAATCACCACTTTGCCTGGATTGCAATCTACTTCTCAAATTGAAGACGTTGAGTTTTTCAAAAAGAAACTATATCATTCACTAAATGTTCCAGTAAGTCGCTTGACTTCAGAATCAACCGGATTCAATATGGGACGTTCAGTAGAAATTACAAGAGAAGAAGTAAAGTTTTATAAATTCATAGAACGTCTTCGTCATCAATTCACAAAATTATTCTTAGATCTGTTAAGAGTTCAATTGCTTCTAAAAGGTGTAATGACCGATGAAGATTGGACTGAGTTAAGAAATGAATTAAAGATTGTTTTCAATACCGATAACTATTTTGTAGATTTAAAAGAATCTGAAATATTGGCGGAACGCATGAAAATTCTGTCTCTTGTTCAACCATATATTGGTCAATATTATTCAACAGAATATATTCGTAAAAATATACTAAAACAAACTGAAGAAGAAATGCGCATTCTGGATCAACAAATGCAGGTTGATCGTCAAAGAATACAAGCTGAACAAATGGCAATGATGGCACAACAGCAAGCAGGACAACCACCTCAATGAGTACTTTAAACAAAACACTATTAAAAAATGGATTAAAAGGTTTGGCAAACCTTGAAGAAGATTATTTTAAAGAAAATATTACTCATGCTCTGGCATTAAAACTCAATGAATCTATTGACAACACTTATAAAGAATGCTCTAAAAAGCTATTATATCAATACGAATATACCAAAGAATCTAATGAATTAAGAGAATTTGTTGAATTTGTTAAAGGATTTAAGCCTGGAAAATATGAATTTAAAAATTATAGTGTTCTAAATATTACTGAATCTGATATGGACGCAATAAAAAATTTGTTTGAAGCATTAGGTTCAGAAAATAGACAAAAGATGGTTGAAGAAATCTTTACAGATCCCGTTAATTTCCAAACTCATATTGAATTTTACAACCAATCTAAAGGACTCATATAATGAAGAATCAAACCAGACAAATTATCAAAAATGTAATTGAAGAAAATGCAGTTGCATTCAAAGAAAATACAGCAAAGCTAATGTACTCCAAAGTCAAGGATCGCCTTGAAGAAGAATACAAGACTGTTTCGCAAAACATTTTAAAACCAAGAACCAAATGAAGCTAATAACCGAAATCAACGAAGATATTAAGTATATCAAAGAGAACACCGGAAACGGTGATAAGGCTTATTTCATCGAAGGTATCTTTATGCAAGCCAGCGTAAAGAATCGTAATGGAAGAGTATATCCTCAAGGTATTCTTGTAAATGAATGCAAAAGATATATTAAAGAATATGTTGATAAAGGCCGTGCTCTTGGTGAACTAAACCACCCAACTGGTCCAACTGTCAATCTTGATCGTGTTTCGCACATCGTCAAGGAACTTCATGAAGATGGCAATACCATTTACGGTAAGGCTAAGATCATGGATACCCCAATGGGCCGCATCGTAAAGAACCTAATTGAAGAAGGTGCCCAACTTGGTGTATCTACCCGTGGAATGGGTTCTTTAAAGACCAAGAATGGTTATCAAGAAGTTCAAGAAGATTTTATGCTTGCTGCAGTCGATATTGTAGCAGATCCTTCTGCCCCCAATGCTTTTGTAAATGGAATCATGGAAGGAAAAGAATGGATCTATGAAAATAATTCTTGGTCTGAAAGAAATACGGAAGAAGCAAAAAAAATAATTAAACGTTCAAGTGGAAAAAATCTAGACAAGAATATTGTCAGTTTGTTTAATCAATATTTCAGAAACATCTAATGAGAAAAGAACTGTCCGAATCTGTTAAAATGAGTTTGATTCAAATTTTGAATCAAAATATTCGTTTGGATGAAGCTGCAAAATCTCAAGAAAAAGATGAAGACGAAGATACGGAAAATGGAACTCCATACAACGGTTTAATAAAACGTCCAGGAATAGATACACCCGGAACCGGAATGCCTTCTGGTATTCCAGAACGTAAAGACAAAACAATTCCAAGCAACAAGTCTTTAGACTGGAATGATGTTTTGATGGGAAAACAATCTAAAATGTTGGACATGGATCCCACAAAAGCTCTTGGATTGGCTGCGGGTGGCAAGCTTGCAGGATTTGCTGGACGAGCTTTAGGGTCAGCAGGTGCACAAGCGGTAACTAATATGTTTGGTGGCAAAAAGGGTATTGCAAAATTAGGTGGAGGGCTTGGTGATATATTTAATAAAGTTGCAAGTGATATAGAAACTTTGAGCGGTGGTCCTGGAATGGAAGCTCAAATTGGAGATATAGCCCGTGCGCAAGTTGCTAATCGTTGGCAAGGTGCTGGTTACACACCACAAGATGGATGGTTCCGACCATTGGCCCCACAAACTGGTGTCAAACCAATTGAACCAGAAACAGCCGAAGAAACTGCAGCAAAAACAAGAGCAGCAAGACAAGCAAGAATTCAAGATGTTAAACTTTCACAGGCAGAAAATAAATATGGATTGCCTCCATTAACTTAAAAATTAATTTACTCTAAATAATAAAAGATCAAGGATCATTGACAAATGCAAAAGAAAAACAACAAAAAGTCTCTATCAGAAGCCGTCTCCGATGCCATGGGCAAGGGAGTCGTTGACATGACCGGTAAGTCCGATATGGACATGAGTGGTCGTGGATCACAATTTTTTTCTCCAATCGTTTCAGGTATGCCTGCTACTGTAGCAGGAATTGGTAAGCCCGGCGTTCCCGCTACCATGTCCGCTATGGTAGGTTCTAAGGGTTCTGCCCAAGCTTCTCACGAAGAAGAAGAAACCACTGAAGAAGAATCCGCCGAACATGAAGAAGGTGGAGAAGAAGAAAACGTTGAGGAAGTTGATGAACAATTCCGCCATGCTATTTCTCAAATTTTGGGTGAAGAAGTTTCTCTTTCGCTCGTAAATCAAATTGAAGCTATTTTTGAAGCCGCTGTCAAAGATCGTGTAGAAAAGAATCTTACCAGCATCTTGGTTGAACTTGATGAAGGTGTTCAATCTCACTTGAATAACGTCACCGAAACCTTGGTCGAAAAGGTTGACGATTATCTAGATTATGTAGTCGAAGAGTGGATGACTGAGAACGCCGTAGCAGTTGAACAAGGCATCAAGACTCAAATTGCCGAAAACTTTATTGGTGGTCTAAAGAATCTTTTTGAGAATCACTACATTGATGTTCCTGCCGAGAAGTACAATGTTCTTGATGAACTCTATTCTCAAAATCGCGATCTAGAGACTCGTCTTAATCAAAGCATTAATGAGAACATGAATCTTCGTAAGGAAGTTTCTCTCACTGAATGCGCAGGAATTTTTGTTGCTGAAACCAGAGATCTTGCTGATACTCAAGTTTCCAAGCTTCAAAATTTGATGGAAAACGTAAAGTTTACCACTCCCGAAGAGTATCGTGAAAAGCTCGTTGCCATTAAGGAAAATTACATGCCCGGATCAAAGCCTGCACCAGCCCGCGTTGTTGATGCAGTCGATACATTCTCCAAGCCAACAAACGTACCCGGAACCTTGGTTGAAGGTTACGTCAGTGCCCTTGGTAGAATGAATAAGAAAGTATAAACGCAAAATTTACTAAATAATTTAACTCAATAGGAGAGTATTACAAAATGCAATTTCAAGAAAACACACCATATGATATTTTAACTGAGAAATGGAATCCCGTCTTAAACCATGACGCGCTTCCAGAAATCAAAGATGATTACCGTAAGAAGGTCACCGCTGTCCTTCTTGAGAACCAAGAACAAGTCCTTCGTAGCCAACATCTCTATGAAGATATGAATGGTAACAGCAACCTTGGCGGTCCCTCCAGCTCTACTGGTTACAACACCGGCCAAGTTTCTGGTTACGATCCCGTTCTTATCAGCCTAGTTCGTCGCGCCATGCCAAATCTCATGGCTTATGACATCTGCGGCGTTCAACCAATGACCGCTCCAACTGGCTTGATCTTTGCCATGCGTGCAAATTATCAAGGTAGCGGTTACGCCAATGCTTACTCTGGCACAACCTACACCGAAGCCATGTTCCAAGAGCCACAACCATCCTTCGGTGGTTGCGGTTGGACTCTAGGTACATTCGGTGGTGCTAATAATGGTAATGGTCTCAGCGCTGGCTGGAACTATGCTAGCGGTGTTAAGCCATCTTCGGCTGCTAACCTTGCTACCATGCGTGGTATCCTCACCAATTTCGGTGAAGGTATTGGTGGTGCAGCAGGTGGTGCATATGCTACTTGGAACCAAATGTCCTTCTCAATCGACCGTGTTGCTGTACAAGCTCGTACACGCGCTCTAAGCAGCAACTACACCGTCGAACTCGCTCAAGACCTCAAGGCCGTTCACGGTCTAGATGCCGAAGCAGAGTTGGCCAACCTACTTAGCACCGAAATTCTTGCCGAAATCAACCGTGAAATCGTCAAGACCATTTACTACGTTGCTAAAGCCGGTTCACAACAAAATGACTTGACTTCTGCTGGTACTTATAATCTTGATGATGACTCAGACGGTCGTTGGTCTGCAGAACGTTTCCGTGGCCTCAGCTTCCAAATCGAGCGCGAATGCAATGCTCTCGCTAAGGAAACCCGCCGTGGTAAGGGTAACTTCATCATCTGCGATAGCGATACCGCAGCAGCCCTCGCCATGTCTGGCTTCATGAGCCTCAGCCCCGGAATTGCTCCTCAACTAAATGTTGATGACACCCAAAGCACCTTTGCCGGTATCCTTAATGGCAAGATCAAGGTCTACATCGATCCATATTCACCACTCGGCTACAACTACTTCGTTGCTGGCTATAAGGGTGAATCTGCTTACGATGCAGGTCTCTTCTACTGCCCATACGTTCCGCTACAAATGGTACGCGCAGTTGATCCCAATACTTTCCAACCCCGTATTGCGTTCAAGACCCGCTATGGTGTAGTTGCTAACCCCTTCGTTATCAACACCAGCAAACTACCTGACGCTGACAACCTAACTGCTGGTCTCAACCAGTACTACCGTTTCACCGCAGTAACCAACCTCCACGGCAACACCATCTGATAGGTGACCGTGTGTAAGACACACGAAGACCTCCCCAGAAATGGGGAGGTCTTTCTTTTTGGATAAATATTTTTATGCCAACGAATCCATGCGCTGACAACATCAATATTCTGTACAACAATCAATTTAAATTGGTTTTTGGTCGCGGTACTAATCAAATGGAGTTAATGTGTCAGCGGGCAAATATTCCTGGAATCAAATTAAATGATCAACCACAGCCAACCACTTTAGGAACTACAATACCAATACCTACTATGGGAGTTGTGTTTGAACCTTTGAATGTTGAATTTTTAGTAGATTCAAATCTATCAAACTGGAGAAGTATTTATTCGTGGATTCGTAATTTATCAAATATTGCGGATGATTCTACATACAATGTAGATTATCAAGACTGGCATTATAAAGCAAGTCTATATGTATATGATCCCCTGTTTAAATTTAACACTGCACAATCTCAACAAGAGTGCAATAATAATATTTTATTTACTATAAATTTTAAACATATTATTCCCGTAGCATTGTCAGGAATAAATTTCCAATCAGATTCGGCAGATATCATACCCCAAAAAGCCTCATGTTCATTTAAATATTCTCATTATGAGATGACGCCAGACGCTCCAGGAAATTTGGGTTAAATATAATCTTTTGGATCATCCGACCAGCTCTCCGCTGATTTTGGGTCGCCTTCTGGATTAAAAGGTAATTTTTTCCCCTCAGGATTCATTATACGGCGTTTCTTTGGCTTAGGTGGACTTGGAGCCTCTTCTTGAGGAGTGTCCATTACAGGCAATTCTGGTTCAGATTCTTCTATTTCTTCTATATCTTCGTCTTCTATTAATATTTCAGCTGCTTCAAAGCTGTCAATCATGTCATTTACAAAATTTATAAAATCTTCATTTGTAAAAAGGTCATTCAACATTTGAAGACCAGCTTCTGGACCCATTAAAATTTCATTGTTTGAATTGTTTATGATTGCTGTTGGATCAGTCTTCATTGTTATGAAGAAGGCATCATACATTCCATTTAATTCAGGAATGGGAGCAGCAATATACATGATAGAATTTCTATTGATGGAAATTTCATGATTTACTACATTTGCTGCATAGTTAATAAGCTTTACATATTCAACGAGACCGCCTGTTTCGTCTTTTGTAAATGCTGATTCTATTTTAGCAGGAAGAATCATGACAACTTTATCAGAAGTGGCATCACGAACTATTCCTAATAGTTCATCACCATTAATAAGTTTAACTACTCTTACAATCCCATCAAAATGGTGTTCGGGTACTAAGTCAGACATAGCAGCCCTCCTACTCTATTTATCTTTTATACTGTCCTTTAAAGACATAGAGAAGATCTTATGATCAAACTTTTCTTTTTTGTAAATCTTTACACGTTCTTCAAAGTGGCGAAAAATATGATTCTTGTGTTTTAACCAACAGAGATCATCAACAATATCAAATACTTTGAGTGTCTTCTTTTTTGCAGATACTCTGAGACCACGACCAATGCTCTGTAACAATCTAATTATAGATTTAGTAGGCGAGGCAAAAATAATATTGTCGATATTAACAATATTGATACCAGCGCTAGTAGTGCCATAACTCGCAACCAATATAGCATCTCTTTCCGTATCAACAACTTTTCTAATATATTCTCTTGTGTCTGCTTCTGTTTTTCCAGAGATGAAATATATTGGTCTACCGCTTTTTGCTGACTCCAAGAGAGCGGCGAGAGGCTTGCCGTGATCTTCGACGTAATTGAAGA